GCGTTAGAAAATTTCCGGGAAACTTTCGAAAAAACCGCAGTGGTTACGGGAGGTCGGGATATGTCGGACAAAGATTACGAACGTGAGGCGGCGGATGTATACGAACTCACACAAGCCGCCATGCGCGCGATTGGTACGGCGACTGGCATCGGCGGCTTGCGGCCGACAATGCAAACCGCGTTGTTGACTTCAATCGCGTCGTGCGCGCTCGCGTCGGTACACATGGCGTCGCGCAAAACACAACCGCTCGACGAGCTCATGACGATCGTACGCGCGGGCGTCGAGCTTTGGGAAGGGATCCTAGAATCCGCGGTCAACAGCGCATTAAAATCGCAGTCGGGTTTAGACCGCTTGATTGACTCGGTACAGCGCGCCGCGCGCGACATGGCGGGCAAGCCATGATTAAAGGCATCGGCGTAAAGAACGGCCGCCCGACGCTCATGATCGGACTGTCAAAAGAAAACTGTAAACGCCTGGTCGACGGCAAACCAATCGAGTTTGCGGTCAACGAAATACCCGGACTGTACGACGCCATGCTGCAAATAAAGCTGATGGACGCGTATGTAGTTATCCTCGGCGGCGATACCGAGGAAACGATCATGTCGGATATCAAGCGCGAAATGCTGTCGACGGAGCCCAAGTCATGACCGACGCGACCGACCCAACCGAGCCGCCCGTGCTGCACACACCCGACGAGTGGTATGACTATTTAGACTCGCGGCCGTCGTACCGTCAGAAGATCTTAGACTGCGTTGCGCTGATAGACGCGGTTGCGGGCAAGGTCGGCTTTCACAGGGCGATCGAAGTGTTGCCCGATGCGCCGGGTGGTCGCGTCGGGTGGTTCATTTTGGGCATGACGTGGGCGCTGCTAGCGGGCGTCGAGCGCGCGCCCGTGCCGCCGACGGAGGTGCCCGAGTGACACTCGACGACGTACACTCGCCCGACGACGTCGCGGCGTATATACAGTCGCTTAGCGCCGACGAGCGCGCCGAATGGGCGCAGCACGTAAAGGCCTTCAAGGCCCGCATACGCATGGGCGGGCTTGAAGCATGCGGCACGCTACCGATGCCGCCTCGCCGTGGCATGGGTTGTTTTATGCTCGGCGTCTTATGGGCGCTGCAACACAACGCCGATTGACTCGGCGCAACACACGGGCGCAGCGTCCAAGCGGCAATGGTGCCGTGCCTCGACGCCCGTGTGTTGCGCCGAGTCTATATCGACTCGAGAGAGCGACAAACACCATGTGCGAGCCCGGCAAGTCGTGCGACGAGTACGACAGCAACGATGTTGATATCAGTCGCGCGATCGTGAAAGCCACGATCGCGGCGTGCCGCGAGTTGGGCGGTACCGACGTGCATATGCTTACGGCGCTAGTCGCAATGCTGCATAAGCATGCCGAGGCATTTGGTCGGCCGTTTTGGCGCATGATGCTCGACCTAACAATCGCGGGCTACATGACGACGGCGACAGTCAAGATCAAACAGTTCCGCGAGGAAATAGCGGCCAAGCGGGCCGAGGCGGCGGCCGCGTGATGGCGCTCCCAACCGTCGGTTACGTAACCCTCGACGTACCGTACGCCGAGCCCGAGCCGGGCGCAGCGCTCGACAAACTGTTGGACCGCCCACACGTGCTAAGCGGGTCGGTCGAGCCGCCCGCGCCGCCGTCGGTCGTCGTGTTTGAAGCGCCGCCGCGGTACGGCCGCGAGTACGCGCGGGCGTACCAACGCGCGACCGTATGCCCGATATGCGGCGATCCCGCATGCCCTAACCGCGACGACCCGCGCAGCCCGCGCGAACGCGAGCGCGACGAGTATTACGAACGCAACTACGGTCGACAACTCTACAGTCCCAACCGAGATTATTAGATGACCGACACCATACAAAATGAATTCGAGTCGGCCGACGGCCAAGTGCATGCAATCGACGTGACGTTGGCGCAGCGTATATACGACCACGTCAACGACATTATTAGCGCCGACGGCGAGGGAAACCCGGTGTATCGCAGCTTGCTCGCGGCGATGTTGATTGGCCGGGCGGCGGTTGAAAACCCTAACACCTCGCTCGACGAGGTTGCGGGCGACGTCATAGCGCGCGCACGGCTCTTACTACACACGTCGACCGACGGGCCGATCTTGCCCGAGCTCGACGCGTTACCGAGCGACGAGGCCCAAGCCAAGTACGACGCTTGGGTTGCGCGCTCGGCGCCCGAGATCGCCGCGGCCGCGACGCTTTACCCGCAATACACCGACGGCAAGCCGCTGTGCTGGCGCTCGACCGAGCGACCCGACCACCATTTTTTGTTGTACTCGTTTCAGATTGCCGACGACGGCGAGGTGTTAGGCATGCTCGTACACGGGCGCGATTCATCGTTACCGGGCGCGGGCGCGTACGGGCAACCGCTCAAACAGTTGATTAGGTGCGGGTGCGGTCAATGGCAATGGGCGACGCGCGAGCAAATCAAGGAAACGCGCGAGCGCATAATCAAGATCGGAAATGAGGCGGTCGCGGCGGGCTAGTGCTAGTTGTTGGGAGTGGCACGATCTAGTAACAAGTACACAGATGAAATTGGCGCGGCGATTATTGAGGCGGTGCGCGGCGGCGCTTTTCGTAAGCACGCCGCCGCCGCCCAAGGTGTTACCGAGTCGGCGTTAAATCATTGGTTAGTGCGCGGCCGCGAGGGTGTTGACCCCTACGCGGCTTTCGCAATTGAGCTCGACCGCGCAGTCGCCGAGGATGCGATACGCAACCAGTCGATAATCAACGCGGCGGCGGCGGGCCTAACAGGTCGGCCCGCGGGCGATTGGCGTGCGGCCGCTTGGTGCTTGGAACGCAAACACCCGACGCTGTACGGCGCGCGGCAAGTCGTATCGACGCCCGCACCACCCGCCGAGGTCGAGCCCGCCGCACCCGCACCCGTCGAGCGCGCACCCGCGGTTTACAGTCCGTTTAAGGCCAACGCATGAGAGTCAACGGGTACACGGAAATACGAGTCAACGGCTTAATCGGCGAGCACTGTTGGCGCATGCTCGCGAGCATAAACGCGGCGGCCGATGCGTACGTATGGGCCGACGAGGATTACAAGGGTCGCGTGCGTACGGCCGCGATCAAGCTCGGCGGTTGGGCGTTAGCGCTGTTAGAAGATCAAGCCGACGACGACGTCGAGCGGCCGCACCCGACCAAGCCTTGGGTCATATCCAGTAACCCCCACATGTCCCGATGGTAGACGCGTCGCCGCCCGTAGTGACGTCAGAGGGCCAACGCATGCTGTTGTGCGTACAAGGGTCGCTGTCGGCCATCGCGCGCGAGCTCGGGATCAAGTCGGTCAACTCGGTAAGCGAGTGGCGACGGGGTGCAAAAACACCGTCAATCGAAGCGCGTTATCGCATGCAGGAGGCTTTCGGCATACCGGCCGCGGCGTGGCAAGTCGCGCCCGGCTCGACCGTGGCGCTAACCACGCCCGACCAACCCAAGCCGACCGTACGCGGCACGACGCTCGACGACTGTTTGAAGCTTTGGGATCAACTTGAGTCGGCGCGCGCACAGTCGGGCCTTGCAGCGTCCGAGCGCGTGCGACTGTCGGACGCCGCGTCCAAAGTATTAGCGTTGCGCGCACGCTTAGAGGGCGCGGCCGAGTTGTCGGAGGATCGATATGTATTCGAGCATCCGGCTTGGCGACGACTCAAGCGGCTACTATTAGACGCACTTGAACCATACCCGGCCGCGGGCTTGGCTGTTAGAAAAGCAATTGCATCCGCGCCGCGTGCTAGCTTGACCGCTAGTGACAACGACGAGGATTGATCACGAGGTCACACGACGTCGTTACCAACGCGCCGAGCCGACGCTCGCGACGTTTGGTGACGACTTTGATCGTGCGCTAGAGCTGCAACTCTCGACGACGTTGCATATCAAGTTTCCTAATCCCGAGTACCAACAAGATCCCGAGCGGTTTTTTGTTGAGGTGTTAGGGGTGCAGCCGTGGTCTAAACAGGTCGAGATCCTAAACGCTGTGCGAGATAATGCGCGCGTTGCGATCGCGAGCGGGCATAAAGTCAGTAAGTCGCACACGGCCGCGGGTATCGCGCTTTGGTTTTATTGCAGCTTTCCCGACGCGCGCGTTGTTATGACGTCGACCACGTCGCGCCAAGTCGACCAAATACTTTGGCGCGAGCTCCGAATGATGCGCGCGCGGTCGGGTCGGTGCGTGCCGTGCAAGCTGCAAGACCCAAGCGGCTTGATCATCAAACGCCCGTGCCCGCACTCGGCGTTGATAGACGGCGAGCAAGGCGACTTGGCGCGTACCGGGCTCAAGTCAGACGACTTTCGAGAGATCGTCGGCTTCACTGCCAAAGAAGCCGAGGCGGTCGCGGGCATATCGGGCTTGCATTTGTTGTACATCGCCGACGAGGCGTCGGGCATTGATAATACGATCTTTGAGGCTATCGACGGCAACCGCGCGGGCGGCGCTAAGATTGTCATGTTTAGCAACCCGACCCGTAACGAGGGCGAGTTCTTTGATGCGTTCACTAGCAAGTCGCGCTTTTACTTTACGCTGCGCATATCGTCCGAGGAAACGCCCAACGCTGTAAGCGGTAAGATACTCATACCCGGGCTTGCTACACGCGATTGGATAGAAGAAAAGAAACTCGAATGGGGTGAAGACAGCCCTATGTACCGTATCCGCGTCAAGGGCGAGCACGCGGTATATGAAGACGCAAAGATATTTAGCATCCATTTGATTGCAGAGTCCGAGCAACGTTGGGCCGACACGGCCGACGCCGGGCGGCTGTACATCGGCATTGACCCCGCTGGTGAAACTGGACTCGGCGACGACTCGGCGTTTTGTGTACGGCGCGGGTTTAAGATGTTGGCGTTGCGCACGCACCGCGGGCTCAACGACGAGCAACACTTAGTGCAGCTGTTGCTACTGATACAAGAGTTTGCCTTGCCGCGGGAAACGCCCGTCGTCGTCGTCGACCGCGACGGGTTGATCGGCTCGACCTTGTTTGGCCGACTGCGCGCGTACGTAAACGAGCCGCCGCACGCCCAAGCGTTTGACGTGGCGTCCGTACGCGCATCGGACCGAGCGCACCGCCGCCCGCACGTTTACGACCGCATGCGCGACGAGCTCGCCGCCAACCTCGAACAATGGTTTAGAGACGGCGGCGCAATCTTAGAAGACGCTCGACTTGCGCACGAGCTCCATTCAATGGAATTCGCCCAAGCGATCAACGGCCGGATCAAACTCATTCCCAAAGACAAATTGCGCAAAATGCTCGGACGCTCGCCCGACCGTTACGACTCGCTCGCGTTGTCGTGTTGGGAGCCGTTGAGCCTGCAAGCCGGCTTTGACGTTGCCGCCCGCGTAGTGGCCGCCCGCGAGGCCGCACGGCACAACTCGCTCAACACGCCGGCCGCCCGCGTCGTCGACCCTTACTCGGGCATGAATGCCTTCAAACGCAAATGACCCGCGGGCGTCGGCTTCTAATGGCACTCGTCGAGCGTACCGAGCGGCGGGCTATCGCGGCGCGCTGCGCTGTGTCGCCGTCGTGCGTAAGCGAGTGGTTGTCGGGCGATGCGCGGCCGTGCCCGCGTGCGCAAGTTGAGCTGTGTCGGTCATACGGCATAGCGATCGACGATTGGCGCACACCGCATACACGATCGCCGTTAGGATCAAGTATTAGATTCGCCGCGCGCGCGTAAATAGCGTGCTTTCTTCTGTGCGTGGCGAATGCACTGCAAAGCGTTGTCGGTCGACTGTTAGGTATTAGTACCTATCAAGCCGAGCCCGCGATTACCGTGCCCGAGGGTACCGACCTCGACGACTCGATAGTCGTAAAGCTACGAAAGCTGTTGGGCGGCCAACTGCAATTACCGTCGTACTCGCAGACTAAATGGTACCTCGACGACCTCGATAGCGCCGAGCACAACGCCGACACGGGCGACTTGCGATTGGCCGGCCGGCTCATGTCGGCCGCTCGACGCGACGGTGTTATCGGCGGCGTGCTTAGTACCCGCACGGGCGGGCTAGTACGGTTGCCGCGACGCTTTCGTGGCGATCCCGAGATCGTCAAAGCGTTGGAACTCGGCAACGACTCTGTACGGTCGGTCTTTGACGAGATGTTCCCGCCGTCGGAACTCGCATTGCTAGCCGCCGACGGGTTGCTGTTGGGCGTCGGAGTCGGCGAGCTGTTGCCGGTCAAGGGTCGCGACTACCCGGTGTTTTGTCGGTACGACCCGCAATATCTCCAATACGTATGGTCAGAAAACCAATGGTATTATTTGAGCGCGGTTGGACGGCTCAAGATAACGCCCGGTAACGGCCGTTGGATATTGCACACGCCGGGCGGTCGCATCGCGCCATGGCAAACAGGTATTTGGCGCGCGATCGGCCGCGCATATATCCGTAAGGATCATGCGAATTGGCATAAGGATCTTTGGGAGGCCAAGCTAGCAAATCCCGCCCGCGTCGCCGTCGCACCGCAAGGTGCCAGCGAGCAACAAAAAGATAGTTGGTTTCAGGCTGTCATGGCCTGGGGTGTCAACACCGTATTCGGTATGACGCCGGGCTATGACGTCAAACTGATTGAATCCAACGGCCGCGGGTATGATTGTTTTGTAAAGACGATCGCCGACCAAAATACCGAGGCAATCATTTCGATTGCCGGCCAAACGGTAACGACCAACGGCGGCGACGCGGCTTTCCAGAACTCGGATATCCACAAAACGATCCGCGCCGACCTGATCAAGGAAACGGCCGACGGGCTGGCGTACACGCTCAACACACAAGGCATAACGATTTTCATCGCGGGCCGGTACGGCGTCGACGCAATCGATAGCCGCCCGTGCGTAATGGAATACGACGTCACGCCGCCCAAAGACCGCAACGCCGAGGCGATTAGTATGGTGTCGGTTGGTAATGCTATCAGCGGCCTAACAACCGCGTTGGCGTCGGCGGGCATGCAGCTCGACGTCGCGCGGCTTTGTGAACAATTCGCGATCCCGCTGGTTACGACCGACGGCGCCGATACAAACGAGCTCGAAACGGGCAAGCCCAAGCTGCGCCTATTGCAAGGCGGCGGCGGCACGGCCGAGGGCGGTGGCGTTGCGGCTAGCGCAACCGACGCGGCGATAGCGGGCGGCCAACCCGCGGCCGACACGGCTCTTAACGGCGCGCAAGTCGTGTCGCTCTTACAGGTGGTCGAGTCGACCGCGGCCGGCAAGTTGCCGCGCGAGGCGGCGATCGGGATCATGAAACGCGCTTTCCTCGTAACCGACGAGCAAGCCGACGACTTGTTAGGCACGGTCGGCAAGGGGTTTGTACCCGCTAGCGACGCGCCGCCCGAGCGCGACACGCCGCCCGCACCGCCCGAGCCGACGCCTACCGACGACGAGGTTGCGGCATGAGCGCCGTCGCCCGCCGCCTAACACTTGAGCCCGGCCGCCCGTACGCCCTCGACGCGCGCGCGATCGGCGAGCTGCTACCGGAAACCAAAGCCGTACGCCCTAACTATGATTATGACTGTGTAACCGTCGTGTCGGTTGCGGGTCCATTGCGCGCGCGTACCAACGCCGACGAGGATAGTTACGAGGAAATCATAGGGCGCGTCGCGTCGGCCACGGTCGCCGACACACAAGCCATTGTGTTGGAACTGTCAACGCCGGGCGGCGACGCGGCCGGGTGTGTTGAGGCGGCGCGTAAGATACGTGCGATTTGTCAGCTGGCCGGCAAGCCGCTGTATGCGTGGGTTGTCGACCGCGCCAACTCGGCCGGGTACGCGCTCGCGTGCGGCGCCGATAAAATCATTCTAAGCGAGTCGGGCATAGTCGGCTCAATTGGTATTATTGCGACGCGTACCGATACGAGCGTCGCGGCGCGCGCGGCCGGCGTGACGATTACGCACTTTGCATCGGGTGCGCGCAAAGCCGATGGATATAGCGATGTACCGCTAAGCGAGCCCGAGGCGATTGCCTCACAACGCTTAGTCGACTCGCTCGCAAATGTATTCTTTGGGCTCGTAAAAGAGCGCCGAGGCGTCAACGCGCAAGCGTTGCAAGCAGGTGTATTTCATGGCGCCGACGCCGTGAGTGCGGGTTTAGCCGACTCGATAATGTCGTTAGACCAACTAGTAACGAATATCAAAGCAGGGCCTATTATGAGCGATTCAGACGAGGTGCGTAAAGCACTTCAAAAAGCGGCGTCGGGCGACGGGCCCGATGCACAGCGCGCGGTTGCGGCGCTTGCAGCGTGGGATAAATCCGACGGCGCCGACGCGGCCGACGAAACCGAGTCGCCCGCCGACGCGGCCGACGACACTACGCCCGCCGACGCGGCCGACGAGTCCGAGCCCGCGGGCGACGACGACGACAAGCCCGCGCCCAAGGGTGCGAGCGCCATGGCTGCGCGCGCGATGAATACCGCCGCGCGAGCGCTGGCCGCCGTGCACACCATGAAAGTCGAGCGCGCGCGCGAAAAGGCTGTCGACGAGCGGTCGCGCTTGCTCGCAACCCGACCCGACCTCGACGCCGACCTTGCAAAGACGCTGCGCGATCCGTCGTGTCCAATCGCAACCGTGCGCAACCTCGTCGCGACGTTGCCGCGTTTGTCCAAGGGCGCGGGCGCATCGGCTGCACTGTCGGCCGCGGGCGCCAACCCAACGATCCCAGATCTCCAAGGCGTCGGCGCATCGCGCATGTCGGCCGAGGCAAAACTAGAACTCGATCGCCGTATGGGCGTCATTCCAACAAAGCCGGGCGTCGTGTCTAGCGAATTCACCTTACAGCTCGGCGTACCCGTGGCTGACACTGGAAAGGCGGGCTGATATGGCCGCGGTTACTATTAAAGAGCAAGCGATTGGTTATTACGACTTCATTTTGAAGTCGGGTGTCCAAGCCGAGCGCGGCAAGATCGCAGTTATCGATACCGCCGACTCGGGCGCCATTACATTGGCGTCAACCGATACGCTGTTGATCCCGCTCGGCATCTTTACGGCCGACGTGTTGGGCGACGGCGTCAAGACTGTACAGGTTAAGTTCTTTCACGAGATCGCCGCATATTGGTGGGCCAACGACTCGGGTACGCCCGTCGTGATCGCCGATCGCGGCAAGCCTGCCTACATGCTGAATTCGACGACGGTTACGGGCGACGCAACCGGGCGTACCGCGCTCGGCACTGTGATTGACGTCGTCGCCGCCGAGGGTGTGTTGGTTTATTCGTCGTATCCATTCGCGGTCGACGCAACTTGATTTGAAGGGGTCGACTAACAGCCATGGCATCTATTACACCTAGTTTCCTGTTTGACCTTGAGTCAAACATGCGCCTGATCACCTCGCGCGACTACGATCGATTGCTCAGCAATCTTTGGTACACGCGTATCACTAAAACCATTCCGTCGGGCGCCAAAAAAGAGCAAATCTCATGGTTGCTCGACACGGCGCAGATCCGGCCGACTGGACACGGCGGTAACGTACGCTTTGACGATATCGTCGGGCTTACTACGTCGGTCGAGAACCTCAACGCCGCGGCCGGCTTGAAGGTCAAAAAGGAACAATTCCAAGATCTCGACGGCAACGGCATTGACCTCGCGACGCATTGGTCGCGCACGGTCGGCGCATATGCCGCGTATTGGCCGCAAAAGAGCGTCGCAAAAGCGATCCTTGCCAACCCGGTTACGTATGACGGGTTTGCATTCTTTTACAACGCGCACCCGGTCAACCCGTTTATTGTCGGCGGGCCGACGTACTCGAATATCAACACCGCGGGCTCGGGCGTGGGCGCAGTGCCTATCGACGACTCTGTGACTGTTGACGTCGCGATTAAAAACCTCGCCAAGGTTATTGCCGGCGTTGCCAATATCAAAATGCCTAACGGCGTTGACCCGCGCTTTCTACGCGTAGGTACGATCTTGCATCCGCCCGCCATGACCGCGCGCGTGCAACAGTTGACCAACGCGAAGTTTATCGCCCAAGCGGCGGCGTCGGGCGGCGGCTCGGGCGACGTTGAGGCGACGATCCGTAACTTTGGACTCGGCCAACCCGTCGAGGTACCCGAGCTTGCGGCGGCGTTTGGCGGGTCGGACACGACTTACTACATCGCAACCGAGGATATCTTGACCTCGGATTTGGGCGCGTTTTGCTACGTCAACCGCGAGCCGTTTACCGTGCTGTATTACGGCCCGCAAACCGACGCGCAGCTTGCGCGCATCAAAGAGTTTCAGTGGACAAGCGAGGGTCGTAACGTCGTTATGCCCGGGCATCCATTCCTGCTCTTTAAGTGCCTCGCGGCCTAACAGGTTTCTAACCCGCCCGGCCGTGTCGCCATTCACGGCCGGGCCGTTCTCTCGGTCATCCTATGGAATTAGCCGATCCCATTCTACAGTATTTCAAATACGACCATTTGCCACCCGGCTTGCAGTCGGTAAGCAAACCATGGTGCGAGCTCGCATACGCAATCACGGCGACGTTGCCGCGTAACGCCGAGCGCACGGTCGCGTTGCGCAAGCTACTTGAAGGCAAAGACGCGGCGGTACGCTGCGCCCTAACACACGACGAGGCTAGGACATGAGTACGGCAGTCGGATCGATCCTCGGTATTATCGGCGCGGCATTGGTTGCGGTCGGCGAGCTCGGCGTAATCCCGGGCGCGATCGGCGAGGTCGTCAAGCTGTTAGGTAGCGTCCTAACGGGCGGCGGCGCAGTGCATGCCGTGCACGCGGCACGCGCAGCCAAGGCGGCGGCGTAACACCATGGCGTCGGTCGCATACCTCGACGTTGCCGGCTTTACCGCCGCGACGCTAATACCCGACGAGTTCATATTAGACCTCGACACACGGTATCCCGAGTTTTTGCCGACTCGGCTGTTGTATGCGTCGGCGCGTATCGACTCTCGATTGACCAAGCGATACGACGCGCCCTTTAAAACACCGTACCCGGTTGCGGTGCTCGATTGGCTTACCCGTATCGTGTCGCATGAGGCGTGGCTAAAACGTGGCCGCGCGGCGTCCGACGAGGATGCGCAAATGTACATGGCCGACCACGATCAAGCGTGGGCGGATATCAAAGAAGCGGCCGACTCTGAAATCGGACTGTTTGATTTGCCGCTCCGATCAAACACTGATCAATCAGGCATACAGCGCGGGTTTCCTCGCGTGTACTCACAGCAATCGCCGTACGCATGGTCGGTCGCGCAAGCGCGTATCGGTCATATGGAAGATGAAAACGCGTGACGACTTTGGAGGAACTAGCAGACCGGATCAAGTCACTGCCTCGCGCGGTACTTGACGACGCCATGCCCGAGCTAAGCCGGGTTATGCGTACGGCGCTGTTAGCGACAGTCGACGCCAAGCAAACGCCAACGGGCGAGCCTTGGGCGCCGCGCAAGGTTGGCACTGCGCCCGTGCTCGACGGTGCGGGCGCGGCGATCAAGTCGGGTTATATCGGTCGCACGGTCTTGTTTAGACTGTTGGGCGTTGAGGCTCGACACCATCGCGGGCGCATCAAAGGCAAGGTCAAGCGTCAGATCATCCCGACCGGGTCGACCGTGCCGCCGACCATGGCCGCCGCGATGGCTGCGGTTATCACACGCCGGTTTATCGAGGTCGCAAATGGCCAGTAAACTAGGCTGGATCAATTTGTATGAGGTCGTATCGGCGAGTTTTATCGCCGAGGCGGTACCCGCAACCAACCAATTTGGTTGGCGTGTGCCCGCGCAGCATGCGATCGGCAACCGCATTGCATGGGTGCCGGGCGATCCGAGCGGTGTGGTCGGTAACATAACCGGCCCGCGCAACCCGGGTGGATACCCGCGGTCGCTAATGACCCTCAATGAAACGTTTACTATTTGGGTCAACGGATATGACCCGAGCGCGCCCGAGGTCGAGGCGGCTCAATATGCGATTACACGGTATCTATACGACGCGTTTTTGCGCGCCGTATACAAAGCCGCTCACGGCGCGTTTTATATACGCGCCCAAAAATGGGATACGCGGCGCGTCGAGCGTCGACACGGTGCGGTGTTGCAAGCCGTGTGCGAGCTGCAAGCGACCGTGCCTGATTTGCCGTACTCGCAAATACCGCCTTGGGCCGATGCGCCGCCCGATACCGAGTTTGAGGTCGAGGTTAATGAACTCGACGTCACAGAAACGATCACAGCGCCCTAACAGTTAGGAACTAGTAATGTCACAACCTGCAGTTACCATCTCCGAGTTAGATGGTGCGCTAGGCATATTGCCGCCGAGCGCTGGACTCCTAATGGCTTTCGTGGGCGCGTCGTCGGCGGGCCCGCTCAATACGCCCGCGACTTACGCGCGCGTGCCCGATCTAACCGCGGCGTTTGGCTTGGGCCCGGTTGTCGAGGCGGCCGCTTACTACATGTCAACCACGGGTCGGCCGGCGTTGATCGTGCGCTCGGCGGCGGGCGCAGCGGCGGCTGTTAGTGCTGTTACGCACGTCGGCACGGGCACGTCGGTCGCGACGATCGCGGCGTCACCCGTGCCCGCCGACGATTACGAATACGTGATCAAGTTCACTTTGGGCGGCACCATCGCCACGGGCCCGATCTCGTACCAAGCGTCGTACGACGGCGGCCGCAACTACGGCCCGGTTACGGCGCTCGGTACCGCCGATGAGATCACGTTGGCAGGTACAACGTTTGAGTTTGCGGCGGGCACTGTGCTCGCGGGCGACACGTATGCAGCGGTTGCCAAAGCCGCGCAGTGGACGGGCGCCGAGTTGACCACGTCGCTAACCGCGCTCGGAAATACGTTGGTCGCTTGGGAGCAAGTGACAATCGTTGGCACGCTCGACGGTACGGCGTTCGATAATATCGAAACGGCGATCGCGGGTTGGCGCGGCGTCGGCAAGTATAAGTCTTGGATTGGTAGCCCGCGCATACCCGCGATCGCCGAGTCGGCCGCGACGTACATCGCCGCGATGTCCACTATCTTTAGTGCCAAGTCGACCAAGTCGGGCACGGTTGCAGGTGCGGCCGCCAAGGTAACGTCGGGCGTTACAGGTCGCAAATATCGCCGACCTGTAAGCTTTGTGCTCGCGGCCGCGCAAGCGTGCGACGAGCAAATCAACGTTGCCGACGTCAACCGCGGGTCGTTGCCGGGCGTATCGATCCGTGACGACAACGGCAACGCCGACGAGTACGACGAGTCGCTAACGCCGGGCCTTGACGACTTGCGCATGGCGTCGTTGCGCACTTGGGACGGTTACCCGGGCGTGTATATCAACCGGCCGCGACTGCTATCGCCGCCCGGCTCGGACTTCGAACTAATCCCGCACCGCCGCGTACTAAACCTGACCGAGCGCGTGTTGCGTAACTATTTTATTCTACGCCTCAACAAACCAATCAAGGTCGACGCGACAACCGGCTTTATCCTCGAAACCGAGGCGTTGGACATTGAAATGGGCGCGCGCGCTGCAATGCGCTCGTCGCTATTGGCCGCTCCCAAGGCGTCGGCCGCGTCGTTTGTGTTGAGCCGCACTGACAACGTGCTGTCGACCAAAACCTTGCACGGTACCGCGCGCGTAATCCCGCTCGGATATCCCGAGTTTATCGATATTACGGTCGGGTATGAAAACCCGGCGTTGATCACGATTGGAGCCTAACACTCATGTCTGACGGTATTCGCGTAAACGGCAATCAATTGTCTTGGGGCTCGATCGTGCTAAAGCTGCGCGGCGAGGATTATTTCGGTTTTACGGGTATCTCATACGCCGATAAAGTCGAACGCGTCAAAGCGTACGGCATGGGTCGACACCATGCGCCGCGCGGCCGCTCGCGCGGTAAGTACACGGTTGAAAACGTCAAGCTCACGGGTTGGAAGTCGTCGGTCCAGATTTTCCGCGAGGCGTTGGCGCAAGCGTCGCTTAGCAAATCATCGTACGGCAACGTCGAGTTTATTTGCGGCGTGCTGTACTCGGAACCCGACGAGCCTAACGTGTCGGTCGAGATCGGCGGCTGTGTATTCACGGCCAACACGTCGAGCGAGGAGGAGTCGCCCGACCCCCTCAAAGAAGATATCGAGATCGATTGTATGTACATCCGTCGTAATGGATTGGTGTTGTTTGAGGACAGTGAGGGATCGCCCGCGTCATGACCGACGATACGTCAGAGTCTAAATTAGAAGCGTTGCGCGCGCGCCGTGTGGCGCTCGCCGAGGCGGCGGCCGCGCGTAATGCGCCGAGCGTCGACGAGCAAATCGCCGAGGAAACTAACAAGCTTGAAGCGGCCGAGGCGTACGACCGAGCGCAGGTCGAGCACGGCGCTAAGCAAGTTGCGTTGATCGAAACGGCCGCGGGCGATGTTGTATTGCGTCGCCCGCACGTCGCGGCTTACCGCAAGTTCCAAGACGCCGAGGGCAACAAATCCGAGTCGGCGATCGAATTCGTCAAGTCGTGTCTGTTGTACCCGCCCAAACCTACGTTTGATAAATGGTACACGGAGCAAGCCGGTATATTGCCCGACCTCGCAAACGCATGTGTTGTACTTGCAGGGTTTAGGGATAAAAACGCCAAGGGAAAATAATCGAGCTACGCCGCCTTATCCAACAAGATGACGGCGTAGCGGCCGAGTGTTTATTAGAACTAGTCGGGCGTACGTCCGAATCATCGGGCGAGTACGCGCGTGCGTTTGGCGGCGCGCTCGTCGTCGTCGGGATCTTGCGCGAGCTCACACAGCTACGCCGTATTGTTTACGCCGCTTTGAGTAAAAATGGCTAACACAGAAAATACAGCGTCATACGGCGTCGAGTTGGAGGATGGCATAAGCCAACCGGCCGACTCGGCGTCGACCAAGCTGCGCCAACTCAAGTCAGATATCGACGGCGGCAACTCGGCGCTCGGGCAAATGAAGCGCGCTATGGCGCAGCTTGAAGCGGCAACCGAGCCTAACAAAGAAGCGATCGCCGACTTGGGCGGCCAAATGCGGCGCGCCAAACAGGATATCGCCGACGCCAACGCCGAATATATCAAGCTCGGCGGCTCGTTTGCCAAGGGCGCGGGCGGTAAGCGCGGCGGCGGCAAACCGCCCATGCCGAGCGGCTATTACGACCACGATCCCGCCAAGGTGTTTGGCCCGGCGTTGCCGCCTAAACCGTTAGGGCCCGAGCTACCGCCGCCCGAGCCGATTACGCCGCCCGTGTCGGAAATCGACAAATTCAACAAAGCGGTCGGACTGCTACCCGCGCCCATACAACGCGCGGTCGGCATGGTGCAAAAACTCAACAAGGCGTCGGAGTCGTTGCCCGCGCCCTTGGCATCGATCGTCGGCAAACTAACAAACCTCAACGGCATGACCGCGGGCGCGGCGCTCAAATTTGGACTGTTGGCGGGTGCGATCATCCTCGTCGTTGTCGCCGCCGCCAAGCTCGCGAGCGCGCTGGTAACCGCGACTATTGATATGACCAAGTTTGCGATCGCGTCGCAAAACGCACGACGGTCGGAGCTGTTGCGCCTTGAAGGTTTGAGTCGCACGCGCACGGCTATGTCAATGACGTACGGACTCGGTAAGAACAAAGCCGAGGATATGCAAAAGGCGATCGACGAGGTCGCAGCTAAGACCGCGATCTCGCGCGACCGCGTCGCACAGTACGCCGAGCAATTGCACATGGCGGGCGCGCGCGGCGCCAACTTCAACAAAGCGTTGGAGGGTACGGCGATCGTCGCGTCGGCGGCGGGCGAGGCACACGCGGGCATGTTCGCACAGTGGGCGGCGGGTACGTCACTCATGGGCGGGTCGGTCGACCGCTTGACCAAGCGCGTCAAGGATCGATACGGCGGCATAGTCCAAAAGCAAATGAAGGATCTAAACGTCGTTGCGATGAAAAATAAGGAGTCAATGGACACTTTATTTACAGGCGCAAAAATCGAACGATTCTTAGACATGTGGCAACAGCTCAACGACTTGATCGCAGCGTCGACCAACGCCGGCCGAGGCTTGCGCTTGGCGCTCGGGCCTGTATTTCAACCGTTCATTGACGGCGGCACGTTTGCCTTGAAGGCATTAAAGCGATTCTTTCAAGGCATAATTATCGGCGTACTCGTCGTTAGTATCGTGTTTATGAAGCTGCGGAATTTATGGCGCAGCGTATTTCCACCCGACCAATCCAAACAAATCGGCAAGGGGTTTGACGCGTTTGTGTATATCGGGCTCGCGGCGTTTGCCGTGCTAAGCGTCGCGGTCATAGCGTTGACGGTACTTATGGGCGTGCTCGCGATAGCAACGCTGGCCGTCGCGACGCCGTTTATCATCGCGCTAGTGATTGTCGGCGCGCTCATATACGCCGTGATCAAGCTCGGTATGTTTGTCGCCAAGTGGTTTAAAGATACCGACTTCGCAACCATGGGCGCCAACGTATTTCTAGGCTTTATCGACGGCGTTAAAAGCGTTTGGACGGCCGTCACCGGCGTGTTTAGTGACCTCGGCAAGGCACTGATCAAAGCGTTTAAACAGGCGCTCGACATGCACTCGCCGTCTAAGGTGTTTGAAGCGCTCGGCGAGAATATACCCGCGGGCCTAACACTCGGGATCGAAGCGGGCACGCCCGGCGCAGTCGACGCTGTAACCGACATGGCGTCGCGGCTCGCGCCCGGCGTGGCGTTACCGCCGGCGGTTGGTACGCCCGGCGTCGAGTCGGGCGCGGCACGCGGCGGCGGGTCCATACAAATTGCATCGCTCGTCGTCAACGCGGGCCCGGTCAAAGACGGCGGCGTGGCCGACGCGCGCATGTTGGCGCAAGCGATCAAGCGTGAGCTTGAGTCGATCTTGCAAGGCGTCGCCGTGCAAATGGGCGCGGGTGCCGTGTGAGTTGGAACCCAATCGAGCAACCGACCGACCGACTAACGCTCGGCGGTCGACCTTCGCCCGGCTTGGTCGAGGTGTTAGGCGCAAGCCAAGGTTACAAATGGGACGAGCTTGCGGGCTACGCCATGTCGGGCGCGTTGCTCATATTTCGCGGCCGCAAACTGTCGCACTTCAAACTCAACTTTACGCTGTACTCAACACAGCATTGGTTGGAATGGGATCAGTTTAGCCCGCTATTAATCAAGCCGCCGCTCGGGCAAATCATTCGCGGCTTGGATGTTGTGCACCCGATCCTAAATTTGATCGGCATTCAACATCTAGTAATCGAGGACGTTGCCGCGCCCGAACAAACCCAAGACGGCGTCTGGACTATCGTCGTGTCGTGTATCGAATGGCGTACGCCGCGACCGGCCAAAGCCAAGGTCGACGGCGCCGAGGCTACCGAGGATGACCCGTGGGACGTCGGGATCCTTAAGGACCTAGCAAACCAATTACAGTCGCTTGCGGGCGACTCGAACCAGAGCAACCCATGACCGATCCCGCATACGCAACCGTTGACGGGCGCGAGGCGATCGCCGTGCGACTGCTAGTCGGGTACGCCGGGCCGTGGCAAGCGTGGGTGCAGCTCGGCGACGAGGGCGCGTTACCACAGCCGCCCGAGCGCGTGACGATCCGGCTCGGCGACTTGGCGTTGGTCGGCGTGGTTGCGCCCGACGACGACGGTACGCAGGGCTTGCAACGCTTCACGCGCATTGTGGGCGGCGGCGGCGGTTGGGGTGCGAGCGTCGAGCGCCGCGGTTATCACAACGACGCGGGTGTCAAGGCCCGGTTGATCGCCGACGACGTCGCACGCGAGGTCGACGAAACGATCGGCACGTTTGAGCCGGCCGCAACTCGAGTCGGGTTTGACTATGCGCGCCAAGCGGGCGTCGCCTCGACCGCGCTTTCGGACGCTATCGGGCCCGGCGTCGCATGGTGGGTTGGATACGACGGCGTAACCAACGTCGGCGCGCGCCCGGTCACCACGCCCAACGCCACGTCGTACCAAGTTCTAAGCTTTGACCCGCGCGAGGATATGGCCGACGTCCAAGTCGACGACGCCTCGACGCTCGTAATCGGCTCGACGCTAACCACGGGCCTCGACGCGCCCGGCGTCGTGCGCGAATTTGAGCTCACGTGCGAGGGCGGCTCGGCGCTCAAAATATCGGCGTGGCTTGGCGGCTCGGCGCAACAGCCTGGCCGGCTCGCGGGCTTGGTCGGCCAGCTGGTACGGCGCGTCGTGTCCGATCGCCTGTATGGGATCTATCGGTACCGCGTCGCGACCATGCACCCGGGCGACGGCCGCGTCGACTTGCAAGCCATATCGGCGGGCGTGCCCGACCTCAATTTGATTACGCCATGGCCGGGCGTACCGGGTGCGCACGGCAACATCGCGCCAGGGTCGGAGGTGTTAGTACAGTTTGTCGACGGCTCGCGCGCATCGCCCGTTGTCACAGCGTATGCGCCTTACGGGTCGGACTCGTTTGTGCCGACGTCGCTTGTGTTAGGCGGCAACACGGGCGAGCCGGCCGCGCGCTTGGGCGACGCCGTCGAGGTGTTGTTACCGCCCATGGTGTTTGTTGGAACGATCAACGGCTTGCCAGCGACGGGTACCGTTAGTGCGACGCTCCCCAAAGCCATCGGCAAAATAACCGCGGGTAGCGGGATTGTGAGCATTGCATGACAGTCATAGCGTTAGGCGCATTGACCGTCGGCGACGCCGTACCGGGCGCGACCATAGCCGTGTCGTCGGGCGTGGCCGGCGTTACGGGTGCGATACCCGACTTGCAAAGCCGCATTGTCGCGCTCAATGCGTTTGACCCGACGCCTATTACATTCGCCGAGCAACTAACGATCTGCAATAGCATCCTCGTTAGCATTAATGCGGCGATTGCTTTTGGCATCGTACCGCCGAGTATATCCGACCAAATCGCGATCGTAACCGCGCAGCTGTTGGAACTGTCGGCGCAGCTGTTGGTTATACAGGGCGAGCTCGCAACCCTAACCGCGCTTGGTTTACCGCTTCAAGCGGGCGGGCTACGCGGGTATGCGTACGACGGCGACGCCTCGACCGCGGGCGCCGAGTTGGGCGTCGCGATCGCGGCCGACTTTATCGGGCACGTCAACGCGGTTGTGCTGGTGACGTCGTCGGCGTTTTCGTGGGCGGCGCTCGGCGAGATCATTAAGGTGACGCCATGAGTTATCTAACAGATTTAATCGCGGCCGAGGTTGCGCTAATACCCGTCGGCGATCGCGCCGTACCAACGACCCTCGGGTACGGTACCGATTTGTCGTGCGTTATGGACGTGACCGCGACGCTCGACGAGGTCGACCCAATGTCGCTAACGGCCGTCGGGCAAGCCATCTCCCGCCGACTGATCACGCCGCGCGGCAACGTAACCGACGATCAAAACTACGGTTACGACTTGCGCGCATACTGCAACCGCGGCGTGACGCTCGACGAAATACGCGGCATTGCGGCGTCGGTACGCGCCGAGGCGATGAAAGATACGCGGGTCGCGAGTGCGACATGCGACGTAACTTTTGGCGTTGGACGGCTCGCGGTGCGGCTCGCGTTGACGCTGCAAGCCAACACCGGGCCGTTTCCGTTGGTGTTTTTTGTAACCGCCGACGGCATACAATTAATTGAAAGCATAGACGCCTAAATATGGCTTTGTCAGTCCAAGACCTAACCACGCCGGTAACGCGGCAACAGGTGCAAGCGTCTATATACAACGTGCTCGCGTCGGTCGGCGTCGACACGACGGCATGGTCGTCGGGCTCGGTTGTGCGCACGATGATTGTCGGCGTGTCGGTTGTGCTCGCCGCGTTTTCGCAGCTCATGGCGTTGCTCGCGCGCGCGGGTTTTTTGGCACTGTCGTCGGGCGATTGGCTTACGCTCGTCGCCAAATACGTTTACAACGTCGAGCGCATAGAAGCCTCGTTTGCGTCGGGCGTGCTGTATGTGTCTAACAGCTCGGGCGCATCGTACGGACTCGACCCGGGCGATCTCATAGTCGCCAACGCCAACGGCTTTACATTCCGTAACCTCGCGGCGATCGTCGTCGGGCCGGGCGCGTCTAACATCGTTGTCGACATAGCGGCAACCGAGGCGGGCTCGGCGTCGACGTCTAACCCGGGCTCGATTACGCGCGTCGTGTCGTCGCTCAACGGTGTGACGTGTACTAACCCGGCGTCGCTCGTCGGGCTCGACGCCGAGGGCGACACGGCGTTGCGCGCGCGGGCAAGTGAGTCGCTCGGCGCCCTAAGTCCAATGGGCCCATGGGATGCGTACACGGCGGCCATACATAACGCCAAGCGCGCCGACGGCTCGTCGTTAGGCGTCACACGCATACGACTCAAAGCCGACGGGTACGGCCGACTGTATGTGTACATGGCGACGGCCGCGGGCGCGGTACCCGGCTCGGACGTAATCATCGCAGACACGGCCGTACAACGTTGGGCGGCGCCGCAAGCCATAACGGCGATCGTCAACTCGGCCACGGCGTATTTAATACCCGTTACGTACACGGTATGGATGTACAACACGTCGGGCCTAACCGAGCAACAAATCAAAGACACGATCGCGTCGGCGTTGACCGCGTTTATGGAAACGCAACCGATCGCGGGCAACGTAATCGGCGCCGACCCGGGCCGCGTGTTTACCGACGCCATACGCGCGGCCATATCCAACGCGCGACCCGAGATCTTTCACGTTGAGGTTACGGCGCCCGGTACGCCGTACGTCGAGCCGGGCCTTACCGGCGTGCCAATGCTCGGCACGGTTACGCCAACCGCGATCAACCAAGTGCCGCCGCCCGAGGGCTACAGCACATGACCGCGCCAATCATAACATTTCGCGACACGTTAAAAGCGATAAGCCCGCCTTGGCTGCAACAGGGCTATGCGTGGCGTATTTTGTACGCGCTTGCCGTGCCGATTGACGCGGCGGGCGATGCGCTAAACGCAGGCATAAAGCTGCGTTTCCCTAACTTGTACTCGGGCGAGTCGTTGCCGTATATCGGCCGCGAGCGCCGCATACGCCGCGGCTTGGTTGAAACCGACGTCAACTACGCGGCGCGGTTGCGTAGGTGGTTTGAAGATCATAGGCGCCGCGGCGGGCCGTACGCACTGTTAGAACAACTATATGCGCACTATGCGCCTAATAATTTTCGCATTGATCTTTGGTATGCGTCCGGTCGGCGGTTTGTTATGGATCCCGACGGGACGATTACAAGCGACATACCGGCGTTACCAGACGACGCATATTGGTCGCGTTGGACACTGATATATTTTACCGACGATTACACGATCGCCGACGCCGTCGACCTCGCGATCATACCGCGTGAATGGATCGCGGCGCATTGCCTCGGGTTGTTAGTCGTACTGCCAACGGGCGGCCGACTTTGGGATTACCCGCCCGAGCGCACTTGGAACTCGTCGGACACTTGGAACTCGGCCGACGCAACCGCAACCATCCCGATTGTGAGCGCCTAACGCATGTCACATGTAATCACCGAAGTCGCCACGTTTACGCCGACGGTTACCGTACCCGACGGCGTCGACACCATGGTCGCGGCCGCCGAAACGGTTGCGGCGATCGCCCAAGCGTTGGCCAATCGTACGCGGGCCCTCAAAGCGGTAACCGACGTCGCGGCGCGCACCAACGTTACAAACGACTTTACCGCCGCGCAGATCTTTAGCGGCGGCGTACTCGGCGGGTTGATCGCGACGCTAACCGTAACGGGCGGCACGGGTATACAAGCCTCGTCGGGCAACGTGCGCGCCAACACGGGCGACGTGATTGCGTTGCTCGGTAATATCCAAGCGTCGGCCGGCAACGTGCTCGCGTTGCTCGGCGTCGTGCGCGGTAAGACTGTTGAGTCGCTCGACAACATGACCGTCGGGTCGGACGGCACGGGTAATCTAACCGTCAACGGCACGGTTACCGCGGCGGGTAACCTAGTCGTCGGCACGATACCCGTGCCCGCGGCCATAACCGCGACCGGTTTCTTTTGTCGCGTGTCGAGCGACTATCAATACTCGGGCACGGCGCCGACCCGCAAGCCGGTCAAGTCGGCGATCTACGCAAAGACCGATGGTAACGCGTCTTGGGATCCTACTTCGAAAGTCATTATATTTAGCGCGGCCGGTACCGGGCTCGCGGCGATACCGCTGCATGTGCCGCACGGCTCGACGCTGTCGGCGTTGCGCGTCATGTGCCGACAATTCAACGCGGCCGTGCCGCTCGCGTTTACCTTGCGCAAGCGCATTACCGATTGGGCGGGCGTTGCGACGTCGGATGTACCGATCGGTAGTGTCGGCCAAGTCATGGGCGGCGCGGGCGTCACAGCGATCTTTACGCACGTGTTTACGCCGTTTGTCGCCGACAACTATAACGAGACTTACTACCTGTTAGCCGAGTGCGCGGCGTCGGGCGGCGACTCGTTTGTGTACGGCATCGAACAAAGCTTTTTAGACCCGGGCCCAAGGGGTTATTGATATGTCGTTTTTAGACGGTATTGCGTCGGGCGTTGCCCGGGCGTTGCGTGTACTCAATGCCGAGGTAGATCTGTCGGCATTTCCTACCGGGTCAACCGGGTATGTGCTTACGCTCGTAAGCCCGACGCAAGCGCGGTTTCTGGCAACGACCATGGGCGCGTCGCTTACCGACACGCCGCCGCCCGCCGTGGCTGTTGGCGGCTCGTCGCAAGTCGGCTCGTCGGACTTGGCCGCGCACGGCGATCATACGCACGCGCTCACGACGGGCGCGCCCGTCGATTGGGCGCCCGGTACGACGAGCTCGCCCGGCTCGGGCACGGCCGTCGCGTTGGCCAATCACGCGCACGGCACGCCGGAATTTGGCGTTGACTCGGGCATGATCGTGCAAGGCAACGACGCGCGCTTTGACGTGCCGTATGTGCACATGTCGCAATTCGCGCCCGACGGCATTGTGACGACGGGCAACTTTGAAGCCGCGCTCAACGCCGCGATCGCGTACGCGTACGGGTTGCCGACGGGCGCGTACGTCGTCATGCCGCCCGGCGTGTGGCCGATGGTTGGTAAGCTCGTGTTTTTGACGACGCCGCCCGGCGTAGAGATCGGGCTCGTCGGCGCGGGCCGTACAGTGACAACGCTCAAATGGGCCAACGTCACCGACCCGTTATTTAATTGTATCGAGATCAATTACGCGGGCACGTATACGCCCACGTTTGAAGCGTTCGCGGGCGCGTTTCGAGACTTTACGATCCATGCGGGCGACGCGTATACGTCGCGCGCACGCGGTATCTACATGCGTCAAGCGGTATTCACCCGCTTTGACAACATCGATATTGTCGCGTTTGCGGGCAACAACGGTACGGCGCTGTGGCAGTCCGACGTAAACGACGATCTCGACCCGGGTTACAACTCGCAAAACATCATCTTTTACAATGTGCAGTTTGCGAGCTGCTACACGGGCGCGCACTTGGTCGGTATTGCGCCCGTCGTATTTGACAAGTGTTGGTTTAATAATTGTTTCAATCATGCAGTGGTATTGGGCGGCGGCGCGATCGGCGTCATGGCGCAGTTTCACTCGTGTATGTTTCAAGGCGGCGCAGCGGGCGCCGATCCCGCACAGCCTGCGTACATCGCAACGACCTCGCCCAACCCGGGCGGCAACCGGATCAAGATTGACGGTCAAGGTTATACCGAAGGTGTGCGCGAATGGTTGTTAGACGCGCTCGCGCCCGCGTCGTCGTATGACTGGTTTGATATTAGCGGTTTGAATTACAACGGCGTCGTCGGCGGCTGTCGCGTCGGCGGGCCTAACGCGCGTTTGAGTCTAACTAACATGCGCGACGCGCCGACGGGCCCGGTGCTCGTGTCGGCACGCATGCTGCAAACGTTGATCCTCGACGACGGCGTCGGCGATCCTCTAAGCACGCCGGCTAAGTACGACATTGATTTGTACACGCTTGAAGGCACAACAATCGTCGGACGCGGCCGTGTGTGGGGTGGCCAAGTCGCGGCGGCGCCGACGCTCGTAACGTTGTTGCGGCCGTATTGTTCCGAGATATTCGACTTGCGCGAGCGCACGTTGACGACGCTGTCGAGCGGCAAGGTCACTTCACACTTGGGCACAATGCACGGCGACGCGGCCGTGTCGGCGTCGTTGCCGACGTCGCCCGTGTACATCGCGGCCGATCCTGATTTTGGCGGCAACCCGAGCATGGTTGCGACCAAAGCCGACGTTAGCGGTTTGCTCGCAACGCTAAGCGACCCGCCGCCGTCGGGTGGTCGCGCGGCGGGCTTGCTCGTCGTGTTTGCCGCGACGTCGACCGACAACACTGGGTACCGACGGATCGTCGTGTACTCGGGTAGCGTCGCCAGCACGTCGGTCAATTACTGCGCGGTCGGCGCGCGCGATCCATTGGTGCCCGCGGCCGCCGACAAGCTTTACGCAATCGTGCACGGCAACGCGGCGGGCGGCGGTACACCCGGGTGGAACCTCGTAAGCGCGCACGCCGCGGGCACGTCGCCACACGTTGTCATGGCGTCGCAACCCGTATGGAAGCCGCTAAGCGGTAACGGGTTTGAGCTGTTTACGTTGTTTGACGACGCGTACGCACCCGAGATCTCGGGCGTCGAGCCCAACCCAATCGACGCCGCAATGAATCACATACAAATGCCGCTGCATGAAAGCGGGCTGTATGCGAGCGACGTCAAGATCGCATTTGTCGCCGTACTGAAACGCGCGCCCGGTCCGACTGTTAGTGAACTGATACGCGACGCGGCGCGCTTGGAATTCGCGCCCGACTATCACGCGTCACAGCACAAACACGGCGGGCTCGACGAGGTCGCGACTGTGACGCCGGCCGCCAACGCGATCCCCAAAGCGCTGGGGACGGGGTTGCTCGCGCCCGGGTGGGTGCCCGCGCAGGTGTCGCAAGTGATCTTTGACGCGGCGGGCACAACTACGTACGTCGTGCCAGCGGGTTTCAAAGTGACCGACGCGTATATCGCGGGCGGTGCGGGCGGCGGCGGCGGCGGCGGCGGCGGCGCGGGCGGCATGTCGGCGGGCGTAAACGCGGGCGGCGGCGGCGGCGGCGGCGCGGCGGGCGGTAGCGCCGTGATCAACCGTATTCCGTTGGCGATTGCAGCGGGCACCTCGCTCGATATCGTTGTCGGCGCGGCGGGTACGGGCGGCGCAGCGGGCACGGCCGGGCCCGCTGGTACGGCCGCGGCGGCGCTTGGTACAGCGGGCGGCGCGGGCGGCGCGGGCGGCGCGTCAAGCGTATCGATCACGGCGGGCGCGTTGCTCGTGTCGTGCGTCGGCGGTGCGGGCGGCATTTTAGGTGGGACGCCCGCGACGCAAACCGGCCCGGGCGGTGCGGGCGGCAACTCTCCGCGCGCGGGCGGCACGTCGGGAAACAACGCGGGCACGGGCGGCACTAGCGGCGCGGCCACGGCCGGCGGCACCCCAAACGTCGCGTCGACGGCCAACGCGGTCGTATCCACCCAGTTCGGACTTGCGGCCGCGGGTTACGTTACGGCGGGCACGGGCGGCGCAGCGGGCGCGTCGTCGGGCGGCACGCACGGCGGCGGCGGCGGCGGCGGGGTGGGCGGCGCAAGCGCACCCGGTTGGGGCTTTGCCATCGGCACGCACCCGGTGCCGCCCGCAACGGGCGCGGGCTCGGGTGCGTCGCAAAACGGCGCGGCGGGCGGTAACGGAAACTCGGCCGGCAACGCAACCAACGGCGGCACGCCCTCGACTAACACGGGTACGGGCGACGCCGGCCGAGGCGGTGCGGGCGGCGGCGGCGGCGCGGGCGGCGGCGCGGGCTCGGTTACGGGCGGCACGGGCGGCGCGGGCACGGCGGGCGCAGTGGGATCGGCCGGCTTGGTCATGCTCGTGTTAGCCCAAGCGTAAGACTAACAGTCAGATAAGGCGGCGGTACATGCGGCGTGATACACTCACACATGCCGCATGTACCTCGACCTGTAACGCCTCGGCGTGTCGAGAGCATTGAGAGTGCGATCGCACACGTGTTTGCATGGTGCGCTCGCATTGAGCGCCGTCTAAGCTGGATTGCCGCTGTACTGTTGATTAGTTTGTTGATCGTAATCGCGCTTATATGCGTTGGTCTGTTTATTATGGTTAAGGAAAGTTGGATATGATGATCGTCGTACCGCCTACCATTAAACATCGCACCCGCGCAGCCGACCCGGCCAACTACTCCAAGATGCGCCGCGAGCCACGCTTGATCGTCATACACTCGACCGAGGGTCGCGAGGGCGACGGCGCGACCGACGACAACGTTGCAGCGGGCATTGCCAAACCCAAACCGGCCGGCCAGCGCACCTCGTTTCACGACGTGGTCGACGGCGACTCGGTAACGCATTGCGTGCCGTACCTGCTTACGGCTTGGCACGCCGGCCACACGGCTAACCTGATCGGAATCGGCGTCGAGCTGTGCGGCCGCGCCGACCAAACCCGCGACCAATGGCTGGATGAAACATCCGGCCGCACGCTCGGGATCGCTGCGCGGTTGGTCGGCGAGTTGTGCCGCGAGTTTAAAATACCCGTCGTGTACCTCGACGCGCCCACGCTCAACGCATCCAACCCGCGCGGCATTACCATGCACCGCGACGTATCGAACGCATGGCATGAGTCAACGCATACCGACCCGGGCCCGCACTTTCCTATCGTCGAGTTTATGGACGCGGTGCGCGGCGTGCGTTAGGTCTTAGGCGTCCGACAATCCAATCGACGGCGAGACCCGCTAACACACTTAGGTGTTAGCGGGTTTTGTTTTGCCGAGGGCCCGCCGCCCACAGCTGGATTGTCACGTCGCGCGCGTACCGGCCGACGTAGTGCGCGGTCGGGTCGGGATAACCGATCGCCCAACCGAGCGCGAATAACACCCGCTCGTAATCGTACTTGCCGTTGAGCGCGACATAGATTTGTCGAGCGGTCATAGGCCCGCGGCGCTGCAATACGGCCGTAACCGCGGCGCCGACTGTTGGTATGTCGTCGGTTTCATTTCCTGGCATCGGTCTCTGAACTCGCGGGCGACGGCTAGAAACGCGCACACGCCAAATATTACTATCACGAGGATTAGAAAATATGTGGCGTCGTCGTCGTCGTCGGGTGGAGGCATATATATGAAAACGACGGCGCCGAGCTATCACGGGGGGGGGTGTGATTTTAGCTCGACGCCGTCGCAGTGGAGTGTCCTAGAATCGAACTAGGTAGGCCGTTAGACAGTTGGTGTATAACCAACCCTCGCGCCGTACGAGACTAACACTCCGATATGGATTGGGCCATGCAGTCGGCGGCGGCATGTTATCGATCTGTGACGGCATGACCCGCCCGAGTTTCCAACGCCCATCGCCGACCGCAAGGCCCGCACACTATGAGTCCGACCCGTGTATCGCGTCAAGCGCGGCGCGCAAGGCGTTGCGTTCAATTCGCAACACCCGCACCTCACGGCGCAAATCAACGATCGTCGTCGAGTCGTCGACCCGGGACACGTGCGCTTTGACGGCGGCCGTCGTCGCGTTGCCGAGGTCTATGTACTCGACTTGCGACGGACGCTTGGCGACGGCCGCACGCGCGGCGGGCTTGGGTTTGCGGCCGGGCTTTTTACGTTTGGCGGCTAGGATCGCCTTGGCCTCGGCGGGCGGCTTGGGCCGCTCGGCTGCGGGCTCTTTACCTTGCGCGCGGCGTACTGAAACCAAGTGGTATACGGTCGACTCACCGACCTTTAGACGCTTAGATATAGCTGTCGCAGGCCAACCCTTATCAAATAGGGTTAGTACCTCGTCGCGGCGCTCATTGGATTCTGACAGTGTCATGCATGCCTCGGATTAGTAGTGTTGTGTCTCTTTAGATGGGTCGCCGCCATCGCGACGACGCCCGGTCATTATATCCCGATGCCAACCGACGAGCGGATCGCCCTCGCCCGACCACTCGGCGGCGGCCGCTAACGCGATTAGCGGGTCGGCGTAACAGAAGCCGCGCTCAAAAGTCGGCATGTCGCTCGACCCGTAACAAAGCCGAGCCTTGCCAAACGCCATTGGCCAAACGCTAACCGCCCAACCGTCGCCCAAGTCGCGCCAATAGAGCGAGCCCTCGGCCAGTGGGTTGGTTTTTTCGTCGCGTGTCATGTCCGTACCCCCGTGTCAAATCTGCAAAACGCGTATAACGCGCACGTTTAGTCGTTTGCAACGTAGTTGTTGTGCGCACATTGATAATCGGCGCGACACGTACAAAATAGAGAACGGCAAAACGCCGCCCGATAGGAGTGCGCATGGCTCGCCCGGCTAGTGGATTGATTACTGTTGACCGCCAAGGGATCGCGATCGCGCGTGTGACGCTTGCAAAAGGCGTCGCGCGTATCTCGGTAAGGTTACATCGCTCGGTAGACGCCGAGGGTGTGTGCGAGGTGTGCTTGGTACACGTCGTCGAGCACGCGCGAGAACTGTTTGCGCGCGCCGCGTTGACCCGCGATGAGATCCGCGACGCGCTGTCGGCGGCGTGCGCTAAAGCCGTCGTGTGTCGCACCGTCGCCCAAATGCAAGCGTATTGGGAAGGCGTGCGCGCGCGCGATATCGTCGCACGGTTGGCGCGGCCGGCCGCCATGCCGACCTTTAAAGACGTCGCCGACATGTGGTTGACGGGTAAGGTCAAAGCCGACCACCCGGGGATAAAGATGCGCGGCACTGTCGGCGTACGCCAAGCGCGGGCAAAGTTGACGACGTACGCACACCCGCTAATCGGTCACATACCCGTCGACCAAATCGAAGGCAAACACCTCGCTATGGTGTTTGGGTCGGCTACCGCACGCGCCAACCTATCCGACCTTACGCGTGTCAATTTGTGGGACATATGCGCGCGCGTCGTATCTCTCGCGCATGAGCCGCTAAAGCTAATCGAACGTAGCCCAATCACTAAGTACGACCGACCGACGGCTACAGGGCGACGACGCGCCGCACTTGAGCCGCAAGACGACGCCGACCTCATGCGCTCGCCCGCCACGCACATACACGATCGCGTGTGGTGGGGTTTCCTCGCGCGTGAAGGCACGCGCGTACGTGAGCTGTCGTGTCTCAAGTGGTCGGCGCTGTCGTCGACGTCCGACATACTCACGATTTGGATGCATAAGACACAGCGTCAAGGCAAGTGGAAGCTCAACGCCGACACGGCCGCCGCACTGCGCGCGTACCGGGTGCTGTGCGGCAACCCACCCGCCGACTCGTACATGTTCCGGCCGACGGTGTCGGCGTCGGGTCAAGCGGCCGCTTACCGTCGAGCGCTTGAGTTGGCCGGCGTACGCACACGTCGACCCGAGCTGTGGGAGGATGACGACACGACGGGCAACGTGCGCGCACACGACTTGCGCGCACTGATGGTAACCATGGCGTTGGCCGACGAGCGGCCCGACTCGTACATACGTGAGCGCACGGGTCACAAGTCCGAGCGCATGATCAAAACGTACGACCGCGACGCCGAGCTGTACCGTGCCAACGGTTGGCGGCGCTTGGTCGGCATGGTCGAGGCAATACCCGAGCTCGCGGCCGTGGCACGCGGCGAGGTCGTCGAGTTGGCGCCCATACGAGATAGCCTCGGCCGAGTGCGTAACCGGCCCGGCGTCGCACCGTCGAGGTCGGCCGCCGCCCGCAAGGCGTACCGTCAAAAACTGCGCGAGCGCGAGCGGTCGGGCGTATACACGGCGTCGCGATCGCCTGCTACGCGTCGCGCCAAGTATCGCGCGGTAAAGCCGAATAAAGCCAAGCCCGATATTGCCATCGCTGAAATCGTAGCAATTCCAAATACATCTGATTATGCCGCGGAATAGAAGCACTATTTCATGCACGCCCGTAAGTGTACGAAAGCGTTGAAAGTATTCATGACCGCCCAAATCACAACTCTACTTGAGCGCTAGCAACGCTCGGTAACGCCACGACGACGGCTAAACGGCCCGCAACATGATCGTGTTGCGGGCCGTTGCTTTGTGTGGCCTAATAATCGTGTGCGCGGCGATAACAAAACCCCGTCGCGGCAACATGAGGTACCCGTCATGACGTCCATACCTGCCATCGCCACGCTATCGCCCGCAACCATCGCCGCGGCAACGGTGCGTGCCGCCGTCAACGCAGATCGGTTGCTCGCTTGGATGCGCGCATACTTGCCGACCGACCAAGCCGACGCGCTCGTCGAGTACGCGTGCGCTGCATACGCGCACGGCAACGGCTTGCTTGAGTCGACCGACGACGTCGACGACGAGGTCGCGCAGTGAAAGGCGATCGCGCTCGCATCATCCGCGCAATGCTGCGCGCGGGTCACTCGGATCAAGAGATCCTCGACGAGCTCGGATGCTCGCGCCAAGCGATCGCGTCGGCTCGCAAACACGAGCCGCGCGACGCTGTCGTCGGTCGTCTTGAGCTTACGATCGCAGATCTAAAACAGCGTGTTTTACAGCTCGAAACGACGATCGCGAGTTACCACAAATGACCGACGGTGGACTCATCATCGCGGGCATCGCAATCGGGCTCGGACTGCGATCGCTCGGCACGGGCATCGCGCTCGGGCTCGTGAAAGTTGCCGAGGCGATCCAGGCGGCCGCACTCGCGCGCGTCGCCGTGCGATTGTCCGAGGTCAACAACCCATGACCGCCCATTTTAACCCGGCCGATCTAACCGAGCGCGACGTCGCCCGCGTGCTGTACGACGCCCGCGAGCGCGTGTTTGGGCTCGGGCTCAACGACGTCGTGCACGCGCTCGGTCACGGCGCGCCCGGCCGCGCTGTCGTGTACAGCGTCCTACAAATGTTTGTATCGCTCGGACTTGTAAACTCAACGTCGACATACCCGCGCTACATGCACCCGCCCGAGCCGGTGTACTGGTTGACCGCCGAGGGTGTCGCAGCATGGGAGATCGTACGACATGAAGTTTGAAGCCGTACTGTTGGTGTTGTTGGGCGTGGCTTTGGGCGTCGCGGCGTCGGGCGCGCACGTGTCGGCCGATGCGGGCGGCATGACCGAGCGGCAAGCCGAGCGCATAGCGTCGGCGCTAGAACGAATGGAGCGACAGTGTGGGCGGCGGTAAGCTTAAAAGCCAAACGGCGGGCTAGGGACACAACCCCCTAGCCCGCCGCATGCATGACCCAGCTCGTCGCAAAGAAGACCAGACACACGCACCTTATGCCGAGCGCGCCCCGATTTCAACTAACAGGCGATCGAAGTCGTCGAGCGGCGGCGGGCTCGGGTGCGTGGCTTCTAACGCCGCCAACAACGGCGCGGCGGCGACGGCCGTGCACCTCGGCCCGAGCTGTAGCACGGCGACATGGTGTGTCTTGGCGAGTCCGAGCACGCGCGCCCAAGACATACCCGTCGTCGCGAGTGCGTTGCGCCGCGTGATCATGACGACGGCGCCGACCGTCATGTCCGAGCCTCGGCCGCTGTGCACACAAGGTCGGCGTGCTCGACCGCCTTGACGTGGTCGGCGTTGAGTCGCCATGACGCCATATACGCAAGCGTCCAACGCAGTCGGCGCAGCTCGGTTTGCAACCCGTACACGTCGGTCATAAAACATCCTCGGGCCGAGGCTCGCCCGTGTGTAGCTCGACCTCGACCAACGGGTCGGGCGCGTCGGGCGTCGGGTACAGCGCCGACGTGTGCTCGTGTTGTACCGACTCGACTTTGTAAGACACCTCGATCGTGTCGTCGCCGCGGGTCGCACGCGTAATCGACAGCGTCAACGACACTCGGCCCGGGTGCCACTTGAGATCGGCGATCGGCGTTTGCATGCGCCCGTACGCACTGTTGAGCGCGCGGTCAACTTCGGTCATTTGTTCGTATGTCAACGGCTTGTATTCGAGTGTCATAGTATCCGACTTTCCTTGTGATAATAGAGACGGCCCAAGCCAAACCCGCCGAGCACTAGCCCGGTCATTGGCAACAACAAAAGCGAGCGCGCGCCGTACGTAGGTATGACGACCATGTATATCGACAGCATGTTGCAGCCGAGCCCAAGCCCGTACATTACGCCGTTGAATAACTGGCTCATACCGACGCCTCGGCCGGCTCAAGCGTCGACCGTATGCGTTCGACGAGCGACGTTTGACGCAGCGCCGCGTTATGTTTCAAGGCACGCGCTAACCCGCGCTCGTCGCCAACCAACGTCACGTGTTGTTTGGCGCGCGTAATCGCTGTGTACAGTATCGAGCGACTCAGCATGTGCGTGTGTGTCGAGTGACATATGACTATCACTCGCGCGAATTCCGAGCCCTGTGTTTTGTGTACGGTCAACGCATACGCAGGCTGTAAGGCGTCGTGCTCGTCGCGGGTTTCATACGTCACCACCCGGCGCAGCTCGGGAAACGACACGACGACTTTGGGATCGTCGGGCCCGATAGCCTCGACCACGCCGATCTCGCCGTTCATAACGTCAAGGTCATAGTTGTTACGTGTTTGGATTACACGTGTACCGTACCGTACCGCGCACTTACCATCGCCGCGCGCCAACAGTTTGCCCGCGCGCTCGCGGTTTAGTGCCGCGTCGAGCATGTTGTTGAGGGCGTCGCACCCGGCCGCGCCCGCGTATTGCGGCGCGAGTACGACGACGGCGTTAGGGTCGGGCGCGAGTAACACGGCTGTACGTACGACGTCGACCACGTCGGCCGCGTCGTCGACCTCTAAGAACTCAAAGCCCGCGCACTCGTCGAGTTCCAACGGCCCGCCGTCGAGTACCCGCGGTGCATTGCGGATAACCCATGAGCCCTCGGCGGCGCGATGGTTGGTTTTCAAGCGCGCAACAGGTACCGCGCCCGAGTCGATTAGATCGCCAAACATGCGGCCGAGTCCAACGGGCGGCAATTGATCGGCGTCGCCTATGAGTACCAACCGCGACCGCCGCGAGCCTTCTAACAGGGCTTGCGCGATCTCATAGTCAATCATGCTTGCCTCGTCGATAAAGACGACCGAGGCGTCCAAGGGCGATCGATAGTCGTACGCCCAACCTTGGCGCGACCAACCTAACAGCCGATGGATCGTTGACGCGTCGCGACCCGTAGCTTGCGCCATACGTCGAGCGGCTTTACCCGTCGGCGCCGCAAGCTTGATCGCGCTGTCGTCGATGCCCGCCGCGCGCAACGCCGCGAGCGCCGCACCTAGCGTTGTCGTTTTGCCCGAGCCGGGCGGGCCTGTAACGCACGCGAATTGCGCCGAGCACATAAGGTCGACGGCCGATGATTGCGAGGCGTCTAGGGTGTGTGCGGCGGTCACGACGACACCCGTACGTAAGTGACGCCGTTGTCGGTCAACAATTGTTTGTTCGGTTTGGAGATGGGATCCGGGCAAGCAACAAACCATTGTTGGGCGTCTGTCCCGTCACTCGTTGCGAGTTGGGTTAGATCGGCCGATTTGTAGAAATTAATTTGGCGCAAAAGCTCGCCGACTCCAGGAAAGCGCGTTTTGACCTCGATTAGAAATCGCTTTTCAACAGTCCAATTCAGATCAATGTGCGAGTGCGGGCCGACCGTGCCGCTGCAACACGACGTCCCAACGTCTGACTTCCATCCGGGAGTAGACCTGTATGCGTACCTGCCGCGACCCCAAATATATACATCCAAAAACCCAATGGTATTTTGAATGCGCCCGCGACCAGACAGGGGTGTTTCTAAAAACGCTTTGACGTAAGCCACGCTAAAGCCTCTTAGTCTAATATGGCCTATGTCCTTATCTGGTTCCGACCAATAACGTTTGACAAACTCGTCGGCGCGAGTCGCGAGCCTTTCACATATCCTGTCGTGTTGCGGCGTGCGGCGATCGGGATCGCTAAAACCCATGCGCGCGATCAACGTGTTTTGATGCGCGTGCGTCACGACGGCTCGCCCTCGCTGCGCCCGTCGCCCGTTGTTGCGGCCGGCTCGACGGCGCCCGCCGCCCGCATGTCGTCGGCGTAGTTTGCCAAAGCGTTGGTTACAAACGCTTGCAGGATCCCATGCAGCGGTATGTTGTACGTACGCGCGTAGTCAACGACGAGCATAACCGCGCACGTGAGTGGCGTGTATTGATCGCCGCCGCGGGCCTTGACGACGTCGAGCGCCGCCGCCCATGCCTCGCGTGCAATTAATACTTGGTCGGGTGTTTCTTTTTGCATTTCTGTAACGGTCATGGCTTGGGCCCTCGAATGGTTGTGATTTTGGGGATGAGACAAACGCAGCGTGTGTTAGGCGCGAGCACCGCGGCGCATACTTCACAGCGCGGCGCAATCTTATATATGTAGCGATACTCAACGATTTGGTTTAGGCGGTTGACGTACAAACCCATTCGCATGCCGCCCGACATGCCGCGGTCACAATAAAATACCCGCTTGGCGGCGTGGTACCCCCACGCAAACCCGGCGTGCATGCCGCGCGTACGCTGCGCCAAGTCCGAGTCGTCGAGCGCGCCCGACGACGCGTACAGCACGTGCGATGCGTAAGGCGCTTCGTTACGGTAAAGCGAGTCGCGCATGCACGCGATCGCATAGCGGCGGTTTAACCACCCGTTGAACCATGCAAATAACCACTTGGTACCCCACGGCGCCCAACGCGGCGCGTAGCCCGCGTAAGGCGACTCAAGTACGACCAAGCGCGGCGCGTCGACGCTCACGGGCCCTCGCCGACGCGCTGTACGATGAGCTCGGCGACGCGTGCCTCTAAGCGGTCGAGCTTGGATGAGTAGATACGCAGCGCCCGCTTGACGATTACGCCCGACCCGACCGCATGGCGTATGCCTGCCATGACCGCGTCGCGCCCAACGCCTAAGACGCGCTCGACCTCGGCTTGAAACACCCGCGGCCGCATGCACACGTGACCCTCGATCGCGTGCTCACCTAAGACGTGCTCAATGCCCGCGGCGATGCGTCGCGGCGCGTCGTGTGGCACGCCCGACTTGCGCGCGACCACGTCGGCACGCGTCCAACCAAACCCATGCACCTTACGAAACAACTCGTAAGGGTCGGCTCGGATGCGCTCGACCGCGTGCTCGGCGGTCAACCACTCCGACATGCAGCGGCCGATTTGTGACGTGGTTAGCCCCCACCCGCGCAGCGTTACTTGGTGCTCGCGGTCGGCGCGCGCGGCGACGTACGCCGTGTGTATTTCGTCGGCGCGCGCATCCGATATGCCGTCGACCAACGCCAACCGCCGCGGCGTGTGCTCGATGCACGCCCAAAGCTTATCGACGCCGCCGCACCACTCGACGAGGGCCCGAGCGCGCTTTTCGCCGACGTTTGGCAACGTCGCGACAAGCCATGCGATCGCACCGTCAACCGAGGTCGGCGGCGATAGCTTGACGGTCGCGACCGCGATTTGATCGCCCCACTTGGGATCTGTTTTGACGGCGCCCGACACTTCGATTGCGTCGCCCTCGCGGGCGCCGACGATCACGCCGACGATTGACGTCAACGTGCCATCGGCGCCGCGCACTTTACCAACGCCCCAACCGCTCGCGCCGTGTTGGCGCCATGACGCGAGCTCGCCCGATACTGTTGCAGTCGCACTCATGCGGCAAAATCTCCCGTGTCAAACGACGTATCCTCGTCGTCGGCGACGTGCGTAATCGTGGCTTTGAGGGCGTCGAGCGTTTCACGGCAACGCACGACGAGCTCGGGATCGTTAAGCGTCGGCTCGGCAACCTTGGCGCCCGACGCCGGGTCGACCCGCGACGTCATGTGCGGCGTCAACACGGGTACCGCAAACAGACCGGATTTATCAACGGTCAATTTCATATTGATTGTAAACCAATCAATAGGCTTGTTAGCGAGCTTGCCGCTAGACAGCTTGCGTTTGTTGGTATGGTACTTGGCCAGGTATTCGGTCAGAGCCTTTTCACTGGTTTTCTTGAAACCCATTAGGAAAGGCTCGGACGTCGCAAGGTCGACGCCCAACACCGTGTAGCGATCGCTGCAATTCCTAAACGGCTTGCCCTTGGCGGTGCGGCCCCACTCGTAATCCTTGCACCCGCGGCAACGGCGTTGCTCGGCTTGACCGTCGGTATGCGTAATCGTGCCAGTAATACAATCGTTGGTTACGCAGATCAGATTGGTTTTCTTTTCTACGTCGTCATATTCCGACCATGCGCGCCAACCGTGTACGTAGATCAACACTACTTGAAGCGTCGGCGATTGCACTTGCGTCGCCGTGTCGTAAAAGCAGTCTTTGCGGAATGGCGTACCCGACTCGTCGAGACCTTGTTTGTTAAACACCTTGCGGGCGAGCTTGATTTTATCGACGCCAATCGCTTGGCTGTACCCGTCGGCGATACTGTCCTCGCCGTAGATGGACAAGGCGGCCGCGCTATCGGCGGCTGTGATTGATGTTGCCGGTTCCGTCGTCATGAGTATTAGATCCTTGTAGTTGTGCCAGAGCGGTTTCCGCCCGGCGTTGCTCGGGCGTTTCTAAGCTTTGATAGCCGTCAGTCAAACACGCGCGTGCATAAGCGCACCGCGTACACTTTTCGTCGGGCCGATCAAAAAACCGACCCATGCGCACCATCCCGACGACGGCGCGCACGCGTGCATACAAGCGCGGTACGTCGTGCTCGCCGACGCCAACGCGGCACCAACCGCCGCCGCGCAGCTCGCCCTTGACGTACTTATGGTCGGTCGGCGCGCCGTAACCCCAATGCGCTAGATCCTCGGCGCGGGTGACGTACTTAGTGCCCGCGCGCAAGTACGGCACAAAGTCGCCGAGGTGCACGTGGTGCGCTGCAACCGGGTATTGCCCGTGCGTGGGCGCAAAGCCGAGCTCCGACCGCGTGCCCGCACCCGCGCCCGGCCGCGACTTAGCAAACGCGATCATGCGTGCCTCAAACTCGGCCCGCGACTCGCCCGGTAGCACGGTAAAGAACATGCCCGCCGACAACGCAAGCGCGTAAATGCCGCCTTCCCAACCGTGGTCAAGTTCGATCGGGTGCGGCTTGGCCGCCGACGTTTTCCAATCGCACATAGCGATCGCGCCCGGTTGGCCGCGCGGCTCGTATATGCAGTCGACGTGTCCAGAAAACCAATACTCGCCGAGTCGGACTATGAAACCCGACTCAAGCGCAATCACCCGCGCCGCGCGTCGGTACAGCGTCGCGACCGCGCCCATAACCATATGCGCACGCTCGTCGACGAGCTTGTCTAACGACGCGTCGTCGTCGCGCCAACGCAGCGATCCCGCCCGCGACATATAGTCGTGTATGAAAGCCCGCGCGTCGGCGTGCGTACCGAGGCCCGCGGCGATGGCTTCATGCGTCGCCGTGCCGAGTACAGCGCGCCCCGATGACGTAAAATCCGCGTCATGCGACGCCGGATCATTTTGCTCATACCAAAAGCGTTTTGGGCAACCGTAGTCGCCCGTTATGCCGACCAAGTGCGACTTATGTATCGGTTGGTCGACCGACCCGTACGCCCGATGCGCCCATGACATGAACGCCGTATAACGTTTGTGTTATCGCGGCCGCAAGATAAATACGCGTCGCACACACATGCGTACTCAAATTCGGCCGTGTGGTGCGATCCTGTTGCGGCGCGTTTGTATACGGCGCAATACACGATCCTAATGCAAGCCGAGCACTGGGCCGTCGCCTTACATTTGTACCTAGTGCCGCGCGATGCGGGCGCGCCATCGCGCAAATACACCGATGATTACGCAGGCGTCGTGTATTATGCGACGCCGCGCGATATCGCGCTCGGGTGTGCGCGGCACGTGCTCGGGCCCGACGCTGTCGACGCCGACGTGACCGCGTTAGCCGTCGACGTGTGCGGGCCTATGGCTTACGAGCCGGAACAACCACGCCGCCTACGGTACGAGCTAACCGTTTCCGCGGTCGAGTTGGTGCACGCGTTTTGGTCGACGCGCGCGTCGCTTTGATCGCGCCCGCTGCAACCGCGCCCGCCAACGCTTTGGCTTGAATTGCCTCATGGTACGCGGCGCGCATGGCGTCGGCGCGCGGCGTGTGGTCGGCCCGCTCGGCCTCGTACACGCGCACATAACGCTCAACGTATGCGCGTGTGATGGTTTGGTAACGGCCCGCGGGCGAGTCGACGTGCTCGGCAAACGCCTCGCGTGCCTCGGGTGACGCCGCCGCATGGTCGAGCGCTGCGCGTATGGCTGCATGGTCGAGCGCCGCCGTGGCCGCCGTCGACGCGCTCGCGGCGCCGCCAAACAGTAACCCGTGCGCATCGCATTCGAGCACTGACACGGCGGCCGCAAAGTGCGGCGTTGACATGTCGTGTTTGCCCGAGTCCCAGCGTGCGACCTGTACGTAGTGCACGCCCATAGCGGCCGCAAATGTGCCACGTGTAAAGCCGCGGCTTAGGTACATCGCATGCACACGCCGATTAAGCGTCGGCTCGCTAAGAGGGTCGACGATGTTGGGCGTCGGCGCGTCGGAATTAGTCATAGTCGCACGCATATCTAATCGCACACATGTGGGGGTGTCAAGGGCGTAACATTGACGCCGTATAACAAACTTGTTATGCCGCGCGACTATGGATTTGTATTCATGGATCGATCAATCGGGTTACCTCACGGCGGCTTGGGCCGACCGTTGGGGTGTCCAATATTCAACATTGAGCAACATTGCTCGTTACAAATCGCGGGCGTCGTACGACGTCGGCGTCAAAATCGTTGCGGGCACGGCCGGCGCTGTGACGCTTGCCGAGGTATGCGGGCCCGCGCCGAGTCCGTTGCCAAGCTTCCCTGACAAGCGTTACCAAAAGCGCGCTGTGACGCCCGCTGCGCCCGTGCCGTCGTCGGCCGCCGCGCGTCGAGCCGCACCCGCGCCCGCGCCCAAGCGTGTGCGCACGCCCAAGCCCGCACCCGCCGCGGCGGTTGCTACGCCCAAGCCCAAGCGCGCGCCCAAACCGGCCGCCGCCGCCGCCGAGCCCGCACGTGGTCGCGGTCGGCCCAAGGTGCGCATACCCGCTGATTACGTGCCGCCCGCACCCGCCGCGGCGCCCGCGCGTCGCGCAAAGCAGGTGGCATGATGGCCCGCACCCCACGCGCACCCGCCAAGCCGCAAGGTGAACGCGAACAACGCGAGCTCGAATGCGTGTTGACCGAGGCCGAGGTGTTGGCCCGCGGCGATGCCATGTCGGCCGCCGAGCTCGAAATACGTACTCACAAGTCGACCCGTAAAGGCATTACCGGGACGATCAACGACCTCGCCGAAAAGCGATTGAAGTTGGCCGAGGTAATCGAAACGGGCAAAGAAAAGCGCAAGGTAGATTGCGAGTGGTTGCCCGATTACGCGGTCGGCCAAACCGTATGCACCCGCCTCGACACTAACGAGGTAATCGAAACGCGGCCGCTCACATCGGAGGATCGCCAAACTGGTTTGGCGCTCGTACCCGACGCCGCCGACGCCGACCCGCAACCCGACGGCACTGTCGCCGTTACGACCGCGCGCACGCCTCGCCGTGCGTCCAAGGAAATCGAACACACATACGAGTGATATATAAGTGACCGACGACTCGACGGTAACACCTATTAGTGAAGCTCGGCGACGTCGCGACGCGGTCTATGCGCCGCCCGACATGCCATTGATCCCTACGCTGTCGGAGGCACATAGAGCGCACCTTGCGTCAAGCGGGCTCACTAAAGAAACTGTCGAGTCGGCACGGTTATATACACTAAGCACCCGCAATGAAATGATCGCCGTACTCGGGCGTACCAACGTGCCGCGCGGCGATGCCATTGCGTTTCCATTTTATATGCCGGGCGCGGCGACGCCGTACGGTTACCGGGTGCGACCCGACGCGCCGCGCACAATCAAGCCGTCCAAGCCGGGCGGCAAGGTGCGCGTCGTCAAGTACGACCAACCGCAAGGCGACTCGATCGGCGTCATGGTGTATTACCCGCCCGCCGCCCGCGCGGCCGGCGCGTACGCCGACGTTGACGCGGTGCTGTACTTTACCGAGGGCGAAAAAAAGGCGCTGACACTCGACCAATGCGGGTACACGTGCGTTGGCCTTACGGGTGTTTGGAATTGGGCCGACTCGGACGCGCGCAAAACCGATCGGACGATATGGCGCTTGCATCCTCGGATCGCCGAGCACGTGCGCGTGTCGGGCCGACGCTGCGTAATCGTTTTTGATCAAGACGCGCACGTCAATCCCGAGGTCATGGGCGCCGCGCGCAAGCTGTGCGGCGCGTTGTTGGACGCGGGCGCATCGCACGTGGCATTCGCTACGCCGCCCGAGTGGTGCCAACAAAAAGGCATTGACGATTACTACGCAGCGCACGGCGCCGAAAAGCTGCGCGAGTGCTTAGAAGACGCATCGGAGATATCGCCCGACGCCGCCGACGGCCGCGCGATACCGCTTGGACGCTTGGAGGCTTGCAAGGGCGCGCCCATACCCGACGGGTTGGTGTTGCCGCCGACGTATGAGATCTCGGAAACTGGGCGCGTCGTACAGCACGCGGGCGAGCGCACCAATGAAGTGTCGCCGCGCCCAATGTTGGTGACCGGCTTTTACGCCGACCACTTGACGGGCGAGCAAACCGCCGACGTCGCATTTCGCGCCGCGACGGGCGCATGGGCGACGGTGCGTGTATCGCGCAAGGCGTTGGTCGACGGCCGGGCGATGGTGACCGAGCTCGGGCCGTTGGGCGCGCCCGTAACCAGTGTGTCTATCAAGCATGCCGTACCGTGGTTTGCCGCATATGAAACCGCCAACGGGTCGACGCTGCGCGTACGTCGGTCGACCGCGCACACGGGTTGGCTCGGTACGTCGGGCGTGTTCATGTCGCATGAGTCGATCTACGCGGGCGACGATCCCGACGTTGTGCCCGCGGGTGAATTGGTACGGCTCACACGCGTACTTACGCCGCGCGGGTCGGTCGAGGCACACACCGCGGCACTACGTGCGGCTTGGGTTGCATCGCCGCTTATGCGTGTGGCGATATGCGCGGCGCTCGCGGCGCCCATGTTGGGCCCGCTCGGTATGCGTGGGTTTGGCGTGCACCTGTGTGGCGACTCGTCGCGAGGTAAGACAAGCATGTTGCGCATCGCCGCGAGTGTGTATGGCGATCCCGACGACCCACAGTGGCTTGCGAGTTGGAATACAACCGCCAACGCGGCCGAGGCACGTGCCGCGACGCTGTGCGACTTGCCGTTGTTTTTTGACGAGGTCGGCGCGTCCGATCCCGAGTCCGTACAGCGGCTGATTTATACCTTGGTGAACGGCGAGGGTCGCGCGCGGTTGACCCGCGAGTCGACGCTCAAACACACAGCGTCATGGCGTACGGTTGTTGTGTCGTCGGGTGAAATGCCGATGACGTCGGACACCATGGCGACGGGCGCCCAAGCGCGTGTGATTGATCTAATCGTCGACGGGTTTGGGTCGCTCGACGGCGACTCGGTTGGGATCGAAAGCGTGCGCGCAGCATGCACCGCCAACGCGGGATCTTTCGGGTGCGAATGGCTGCAACTGTTGGTCGGTTTTGGGCCCGATGTTTGGCGCGATCTGCGCGACGAGCGACGCGACAAAAAGAGCTTATTTTTAGGCTCGGGACGTACGTCGCCCGTGCGCGGCCGCGTCGCCGAGTACGCCTCGCTTTTGATGTTGGTCGAGGGCTTGTTAGTCGACGAGTTCGACATGCCCGAGGCGGGCGTAAGCGTCGCCCAAACACTCGCCGACGACGGGTCGGAAACCATGCCCGCCGCGGACTCAATGGCGCGCGTGCTCGCCGATTGGTTACGCACGCGGCCCGATAGTTTCCCGTCGGCCGACGTGACCGGGCGCGGTGCGATCCGGGTGCGCTCGGGCGCGCATGCAGTCGAGCGTAACGGCATTCGCGTGTACTCGGCCGAGGGCGAGTTGGTCGAATTGTTAATCATCCCGACGCGCCTAAAAGAGCTGTGCTCGAAACATGGCAAGTCGCACCGCGCAGTGCTGCGCGACTGGGCGGCGCGCGGGTGGATTCGTACGTCGATGGACGGCAATAGAACGCGTCACGAGGTGTTGCGGTCGGAGGAGGGCCAACGCCAAAGCCGTTGGATTTGCTGGCTTGGACCAAATCCACTCGAAAGCGACCAATCCAATCCTGAAATCTAATGTGGTTAGTTTGTTTGGCGCGCAACCCTACGGAATCCCATGACTTTCAGACTCCTAATCCACTTAACCCAATTAACCACTCCAAAACACAAGCGGTTCACATGTGCAGGTGTGTGCATGCGTGCGTGCACATGCCCGCCCGCGATCACACTGCAGATCCATCTGGGTTAATTGGTTAAGTGGATTAGATAGATATAAATATAAGAAATTACACAGCTTTTTGGACCGCTACCTAATCCACTACCTAATCCACCTAATCCACTCGCCCAAATGCGCACACCAACACGCACCCGTCGCACACCGCGCAGCCAAGACCCGGACCTCGGTAGGGGGTCTGGCGCGCCGCCTACGCCAGCCGCCGCCGCCGCGGCCGTCGAGCACGTGGCCGACCGCGCCGCGCCGCCCGAGCCCGCACAGGCGCCGCAAACGGCCCGCACATGGGTCGACGAGGTCGCCGACCTTGACGCGTCATGGGTCTTGGACTTGCCCGCCCCGGTAAGCCTACGTCTACAGCTACGCCTAGGCGTAGATGAGGTATGGGTTACGGCGAGCCGCGAGCACTACACCGCACTACGTCGCACTCGGTCGCCTGTGTTTACCCGGGACGAATGGTCAGCGCTCGTATGCGCAGCCGTGGCCGGCCGTGCAGGTGCGCAGCTGTCAGAGTATGTGCGACGCAAAGCCTCCGCGCCGCATTGGCAACTCACACACGAAACCACACTAGGCGGCGTTTCGGGAGATGCGCCTACAGGGCGCGTTTGGACAGTACGGGACGTGTGTAGTGCGTGGCTGTGCGACTTGGCTGGGGTCGAGGTGGCAAATTGACACACGATCCGACCGTGACACCGCGCACTGCAAAGCACACTGCTACAGACACAAACGCACCTATGCCGACGTGTAACCCAGTGGCAGACGTACAGCCTAAGACGGCGCCACGCCGTGCCCGGTCACGGGTGAAAATCAACACGGCATCGTACGAGCCGCACGACATATGCGTGCTCGCGGTCGACACGGCGACGACGTCGGGTTGGGCAATTCGAGTGCGTGGGCGGCTCGTCGCGAGCGGCCAAATCGACACTCGGCAACATGGTCATGTTGCCAGAATCGTCGGTCGAGCGGCCGCCGCGGCGCATCGGCACGGCGTCAAGCTTTGGGTTGTATTGGAGCGTGCATGGGGTGGTCATCTAAATACGATCGTTGCGCTCGGCATGGCTCGCGGGCGTTGGGTTGACGCGTGCCGCGGCGTGGTTGCGAGCACGCGCATTGTGTCGTGCATGCCTAATGAATGGCGCGCGGGCCTGTTTGGCGGCAAATGGTCGCGGGTCGAGCGCGACGAAATACGAGCACACGAAATGCGCACGGCGTCGGCGGAAACCAAGCGCAACGACTTGGGCGACGACGAGTGCACGGCGATTTGTATATCGGCATGGGCGGCACGCGCCGCGAAAACAAGCGGGTCATATGAGCGTACAAAGCGAACTAAAAGCCGTAAGGCTAAGACTGCAGGGCCAAGCCAAACGGTCGACCCTTGAAGCGTTGGACGCGGCGATCCTAGCGGTCGACCGGATCGCGACGCTCGGCGAGCTTGCGGCGCGTTGTAAAGGCGGCGCGACTTTAGAGGTCAACCCGCACCGCGGCATGTACCAAACAGTCGCCGAATACCTCGACGATCGCGACTTTGATCCGTCGGAGTTGCCGCCCGATGGCATCGCGGGCGACGACTTATACATACTGCAATTCTATCCCGACTCGGCAGTCGGCATGCGTTACGTGCTCGGGCCAACGCTTGAGTACGTATTGAGCAAGGCGGCCACATGACGCCCGTGCTCGCGCGGCACATGCGCGATTGGCGCGCGCGCAACGGCGTTACGCTACCCGAGCATGCCGCGATGATTGGCATACCCGTCGCCGCTTTAGAGCGCATCGATCAAGGCAAGCGACCGCGGCCGCGCACGCTCGCGCGCGTCGTGAGTTGGCTTGCGTTATGGGAGCATCGCTAACTATATGCCGATTGGATTTGTTAGGCGGCCGCTTACAGGGCCATGGGATGAGATCGTATTGACCGTGCCGCGCGACCGCGTCGAGTCGCCGCCGTACTGCGCGCTCGAAGGTATCGAAGCGGCGCGCCGCATAAGCTCGGTCATGTTTGGATACGTGGCGACGGCCGCGGAGTGCCTTGACGAGCGCGACATGCGTGCACGGCTAAACGCGTTGCGTCGACGGTACGACGAGCGAATAGTTAAACTGTACTCACTGCCCTAAACCGAGGTGTTAGATCATGTGTAAGTCGTCACTGTTAGCCATCGTCGTCGCCGTGTGCGGCGCAGCGTGCTCGGGCACGTTGTCGGGTTACGAGTCGGACCGCGGCGCCGTGTTGGCCAAAGTCCAAACAGGTATCCAAGTCGCCGCGTGTGTCGACACGGCGATCCGTGAGGCGGCCGCGGCCGAGGCGGCGGCCACAGCGGCCACACTGCAAGCCGCAACCACACCCGCGCCCACACCGGCCAAGTGAAACCCGACGACGCGATCGAGCTGCTGGAGGCGTTGGCGCGACGGTTTACCAACCCGCCCGCGTTGGCGCTGTCAGTTGTTGAAATTGTACGACGGTCGCTTGCGTTGGTAGAACGCTTGCCGGCCGTCGTGTTCCTTGTACTCGACGCCCAAGGCGCAGCGATCGCGGCGTACTCGGACGTTGACGCGGCCAAACATCGCGCGGCACGTGAGCCCAACGCACGCGTACGACGCATGCGGGTCATGCGTGCCGACCTTACACCCGACGTCGTCGTCGAGGGCGACGACGAATAAATACACGTCGTGCGTATAACGTTCTTGACATAGCGTCGGAACGTCGGCAAATGTCGCCCTCACAGTGATTGAGCTAGCCGGGGTGACGATCATCAAACAAACCGAGCGCGCGGTATGCATACGGATCAACGGGGATCGGGTATGGATACCGCGCGCTTACTTATTGGCGTCGCGTCGAGGCTCGGGCATACGGCGCGTTTGGGTTTCCGAGTTTTGGGCCAATCGATATTGGCCGGGCGGCGTACCAACTCGGGTCACGTGGGTTGTCGGGTCAAAGCCATGACGTCTAATACCGATTCAAACACCTCGCCCTTGGTACTAGGTGCGATGTTTATGTGTGTACTGATATCGTTAGTCGTATTTGTATACGCCGACGCATATTCGTTTGAGCGCATATGCAAGACGGTAAACGGACACGTTGCATACATGCCGCGAGGCAAGGTGTGCATGCGTGACGACGGCACGACGGTCGAGGTGCGCTAATGCTAACCATCGGCGATACCGAATGGACGTCGTACAGCGATGCAACGCAGCGCCAAATGGTACGCCGCACGTGCGGCGGGTATGTCCTGCTAGTCGAGCCCTCGACGGGCAAGTATTGGGTCTATGACGCGCGGCACGTGGTTGCGTACGGCCAACGCGACACAGCACGCCAAGCGATGCGCGACGCTATGGAGGCAACCCGACCCGGGCCCGCACACGGGGGTTACGAATGAAACCGATCGACGATATCGATCCCGAGCGCATCAAACTCATCGGCAAGGCGTCGCACGACGCTGCGTTGGCGGCGATGCAAATACTAGTCGAGCGCGTGTCAAGCGACGAGGCGATCGCGGCGACCGTGGCCACGTGCGCGTCTATGTGCTTTGCGCTCATGTCAATGGGCGCGTCTAAGTCGCTCGTCGAGGAAAGCTTACACAAGGCTCTCGACGGCATGTATCGGGCCTATCCCGATAAGGTGCGCACGCCATGATTACCATCACAGCGCATACCGTCGTGCACACGGCCGTGTTTGGTCGCGTGCGCGGCGGCAACGTATTCGGCGTCGTGTACCGCGAGCACGCGGCCGCACCTTGGCAACTGGACTACCGCTTTAGGTGGGATTCTGACGACGCTGTCAGCCTGTATACGGCCGTCGCAAAACCCGTCGCGGGCGTTGAGCCGGCCGACGAAATGGCCATTGCGCACGCGTTGAGCGACTCGCTCTGCGGCACGCTGCGCGAGTTTGGCACGGGCGACATTTACCGGCTCGACTTTGAGGGCGACGCGCGGTCGGGCGTTGAGGCATGCGCGATCATCATGTCGCAACCATGGGCGCGGCACGTCCAATACGACTACATGCCGCCGACGGGCGCCGAGGCATGACCACACACGCCGACGAGGTTGACGCCGTGCGCTTGCGCGACCCGGCAACTGTTGCCGATTGGGCATGTCTCGTACGGCATGCCTTGCGCGGCCACGTTGCAGCCGTATTCAGAGTTGCCGGCGTGCCATCGGAGCTCGCCGTACCAATTCGATTGGTATTCGCACGTGACGCGGTTGCCATCGGCGAGCACGCATACCGGCGTTACGGCCGGCTCGGGCTCGGGCGTGCCCGCGTCGGCGTCGTTGGCGTCGTTGGGCTGCGCTGGGGCAACGGGCGGTGCGGGCGGTGCGGGCGCAGCTGGTACGGGCGCGGGCACGGGCGTTACGACGGGTTGCGCTGCAACAGGTGCGGCCGGCGTCGGCTCGGGATCGTACGCGGGCACGGCGGGCGTCGGCGCGACGGGTGGATGCATTGGGACGATTGGGTCGGCGCTGTTGGACGTTTGCGCGGGCTCGATTTGGAGTGACGACGACGGCACTACATCGGAGGCACAACCTGACATGACAACCGATACCAACAAAACCAGAGTCGAGCGTACGCGCAGCATGAAACCCCAATCGGACGATCGCGATATGGACATGAGGGTCGCAACGCTAATAGCCGAGGCGGCGGCCGCCAAAGCCGACGAGCTCGACGCGACCAACGGCGAGATCTTTGCCGCGGCGGCGTCGCTAGTGGGCGCGCTCGTATGCCATGACCTAACTGTCGACGTTGAGGCGATTATCACACACTTGGGCTCGACCGTGCGCGCTGTGACTGTAGCAGGTCGACGCGCAGCCATGCAGGCCCAGCGATGACGCGTGACTTCAAGCGAGGCGACACTTGGACACGCGAGGAAATGCGCGCAATCGGGCCAATCCTCAACGACATACTCGGGCACATGGCGCTCGTCGTGAACACGTGTGTTGAGCCGGGCGACCGCGACGAGGCGTGTTTGATGGTTGCTGCATTAATCATCAAACGCCATGCCAAGCGACACGGCCGCACGCTTGACTCACTGTGGGTGCAGCTGCGCGAGAACATCGAAGCGGCACAACGCGCAGCGGCCATGACATGAATATCACTACGGATGCGCTAGGGGAGCTCGTGTGTAGCGTCACAGCACGGGACATATACGCTACCGCATGGGCGGTACTCGCATACGCTATGACAGCGCCGCAAGCATGCGCATGTGATAGCTGCTTTGCATACACGTGCGATGCATTCGCATCATGCAGGTATAGATATGTGGTGTGTGATGAAGCTGGATATATACCTGCATCCAAATAACCTAATGGTTACGCGATGTATGCCATGTGTGTGCCCACACCCCCCTATGCAACAGTCTGGGGTAAGGTAAG